AATCATGGCACACGGAAAAATCCGCGTAAATACGCTTACTTATGACACTGGCAGTGGTGATGTAGATGTCGCTGTTAGCGGTATCCCTACCGCATCTGACCTTTCTGGGAAGGTGAATACCTCCGATATTGGCACGACTGTCCAAGCATTTGATGCTGACAACGCTGTTACTGATGCTGCTCAAACCTACACCGCAGCACAACGTGGTGACATCACTGAGCTGTCTGGTACGTCCTTTACGCTTGACCTCAACGCAAGCAACAACTTCAAGCTGTCCCCTAGCGGCACCTTTACTGTTGCCCTGAGCAACCTTGCTGCTGCTGCGGAAGGTCAGACTGGCTCAATCTTCATTGTCTACAGCGGTACGGAATCCGGTACGTTTCCGACCACGATGAAGTTCGTTGGTGGTGCAGCAGGCATCACCCTTACCAGCACGGCTGGAGCTATTGATCGTATTGATTACATCGTGATGAATAGCACCACTGTGACCTGCAATGTGACCACTAACTATGTAGCTTGATATATGCCAGTATTTAATAACGCTCTAGCAGGTGCTGCCGGTCAATCTGGTGGCGCTGGTGATTACACTATTGAACGCTCGCTTCGGTTTGATTTAGCAGCGTCCAGCAAGCTTACTAGAACTCCGTCGTCTGCAGGTAATCGCAAGACATGGACGATGAGTTATTGGATTAAGAGGACGGGATTAAATGTAGAGCATATGGTTTTCAGTGCTGCTGAAAATTCTAGCAATCGAGTTCACTTTTATTTTCCAAGCTCAGATCAAATTGCTGTTTACAGCCACGCTTTTTATTACACAACAAATCATCTTGCGAGAGATCCATCAGCGTGGATGCACTTAGTTTTCGTCTGCGATACCACTCAGGCTACAGCCACCAACAGGTTTAAGATTTATAAAAATGGCGTTTTGATTGATTCTTTTCAAAACCAATTACACCCTGCCCAAAATCTTGACACCACAGTCAATGGTGCATATCTTCACCAATTTAGCGGACGAGGTTACAACACTAATAACCACTTTGACGGCTACCTAGCCGACGTTTACTTCATCGACGGTCAAGCACTTGCTCCGACTGACTTCGGTGAATTTGACGCCGACACTGGTGCCTGGAATCCGCTTCGATTCTCTGGAAACTACGGAACCAACGGCTTCCACCTCGACTTCTCCGACAACAGCAGCAACGCTGCGCTTGGAACGGATAGCAGCGGTAATAGCAACACTTGGGCTGTTCATAATCTCACTGCTAGCGGTCTAGGTAACACCTCTGGTGTAACGACTCAGGTCCCTCAAGATGTTACAGGGGACTGGACTGGCATTTTGGGAGTAACTCCAACAAACACTAACGGGGCCTTTGCAACTATTCCAGACGGTGCTGGATCTACTCAGCCAGACAAAGGTAAATTCTATTGGTCAGGTTTGACTGTTGGCGATACAATTACTCTTTATGGAACTGGTTCTGGGCAAAATAGGTCAATAACTGGTGATGTCGACGAGGCATCATCTCCAGGTTATGTTGCTGTTCCTGGTGCATCTCTTGGCAGTTTTACTGTCACGGTGACAGCAGCATCTGGAAGCTGCAAGGTTGACCATAATGGGGCGTTTACTTGCTACGGCATTACTCCTGGTCCTTTGGCAAGCCGTTATTTTGACGATCTTCTCGACTCCCCAACCAACTACGAAGCCGATAGCGGAAACAACGGTGGTAACTATTGCACGCTTAATCCACTTGATCGTCAATCGACCAATGGCACGCTTTCTAATGGAAACTTAGATCTTACGCAAAGCTCTGCCGCCTGGGCTATGTATCGCGGCACGATGGCTGTGTCATCTGGCAAGTGGTACTACGAAATCAACATTGGCGCTAATCAGTTTTCAGCATTTGGAATTCTGAGCGTCGAATATCAAATGGCAAGCGCAACAAATAACTGGCCTAGTCAAACTGGTGCAGGAAAGACATATGCTTTGTATCCTTACGACGGGAAAAAATATGACGGCACCCAAGGGCTTTCATACGCTACTGCCAACACCTCTCCTGCTGGGGATATTTACGGCGTAGCTTTTGACTTAGATAACGGCACAATTACTTTCTACAAAAACGGATCAACTTTAGGCCAAGCATTTACAGGAATTAGCGGAACTTTTGCTCCTGCTGCTTGGCTGTATAACCAGAGCAATGCAGATTCGTATAACTTTGGCCAACGCCCATTTGCGTACACGCCACCAACCGGTTATGTAAGTCTCTGCACTACGAACCTCCCCGACCCGCTGATTGCCGATGGGTCGAATCACTTTGACACCAAGCTCTACACAGGCAACGGCGGCAGCAGCACGATAACCGTAAGTGGTTTGGAATTTAGCCCAGATCTAGTGTGGCTCAAGGGACGCTCAGACGCTGATAGACATGGTCTTTATGACACCGTGCGTGGAGCTACAAAGCGTCTGCAATCATCAGAACCAGATGACGAAGATACTCAAAACGGTGTAACTGCCTTTAACTCTGATGGTTTTGATATTGGAAACTATGCAGAAACCAATGGAAACAATAGAACGTATGTTGCCTGGGCATGGGACGCCGGATCATCAAACACCACCATTAGTGCTGGCAGCCTGAATAGCTCTGTTTACGATCAAAGTCAGACGTGGAGCAGCCAAGTAGCAGGTACAGAAAACAGCACTTATCCGTTTTCTAATGTTTTTAATGCGGACGGACAAGCAACGCATGCTTATCCCGCCAACGGCACAGAAGCTATATTTACTCCTAACCCCAGCTTTAGCAATGCCACTACGGTAAAAATCTGGTATTACGCACCTACTCTTCATGCAAACGCATTTAAGTTAAATGGAACTGGTGTTGGCAACAGTCTTTCCACGACTTCTGGTACTGCCACACATACGTTTGACGTTACTGGAACTGGCTTTACTTCATTGTCTTGGAGTAAAGGTGTATATGGAAGCGAGGATACTGGACTCCTACGGATTGACGTAGATGGAAAACAACTCGTAGACAGTAACGTTACTGCACCCAACGTCCCATCAATCGCTTCAACCGTTCGCGCAAATCCGACGGCTGGATTTAGTATTGTTTCTTGGCAATCCCGTGGCACAAATAACGACAGTGTAGCTCATGGTTTAAATAAAAAACCAGATCTTTGGATTATGAAATCAAGAAGTGCTGCTAAAGATTGGTATGTTTACACAGATGCTATTGACGGAAGTATTGACTATATAGTACTAAATGACTCTGACTCAAAAAACAACAGTTCTTCAACAGTTCCTACTTCAAATGTTTTTCATGTTTATGGAAGCGTAGTAAATTCGAGCAATGAAGATCTAATCGGATATTTCTTTAACTCTGTCGAAGGCTATAGCGCGTTTGGTTCGTACGTCGGCAACGGAAATGCTGATGGTCCGTTTGTGTACACCGGGATGCGTCCTAGGTGGCTGCTTTTGAAAGAATCAAGCAGCGCTGGCGAGCTTTGGGTTGTTTATGACAGTGAAAGAAATACTTCTAATGTCATGGGCAAGCAGCTTTATCCCAGCTTAAATGCGGCTGAAGCCGATGCTTCTGCTAGTACTCACGCAAGAGTTGACTTTCTTTCTAACGGTTTCAAAATCAGAGGTTCTCACTCATCGATTAACACGAATTCAGAAACGATAATTTGGGCCGCATTTGCTGAAAACCCCTTCAAAATTGCACGCGCACGCTAATTAAAACATTTAACTATGCTTCAACTTAATGGTAAGACCTTGCAATATGACAAGGCATTTGTTCATGACGGGATGCAATATCCCGCTAATTGGCTGCGCTTGACCTCTTTGGAGGAGAAGCAAGCCATTGGTATCGTTGAAGTCCCCGATCAGCCGCAGGCTGTGTGGGATCAACGCTTCTACTGGGGTGTCGATAACCCCAAAGATCTCGACGACCTCAAAGCCCTTTGGACTGCAAAGGTCAAGGAAGCTGCAGGCTCCCTGCTTAGCCAAACCGACTGGTACGTCGTTCGTCAGGCAGAGAACAGTGCTGCTGTACCTGCTGAGGTGCTCTCCCGTCGTGCAGAGATCCGCACCCTGAGCAACGAAAAAGAGACTGCTATCGCTGCCTGTGCAGACGTTGCAGCTCTTGCTGAGTACGTGACTGGTTCTACTTTCAACAGCTGGGAACCGGCACCTGAGCCCGAACCCGAGCCGACTCCAGAACCGGAACCAACTCCAGAGCCCACGCCTGAGCCGGAAGCAACACCCGAACCTACTCCTACTGAAACACCCGAAGAAACCCCCACTGAAGAATGATCACTCTTATCCGTCCACTTCTGTTTTCGTTCATCAATTCTGATCAAGTCAAACGGCTTATTGTTGACCTGCTGAAAAAGCTGGCAGAATCTACTGACAATACTGTAGACGACGAAGCCGTTAAGTTTATCGAACGCGGTTTGTTCGGTGGACCCCTGGAGTGATCCTCCGCTTCTCCCCTCTCTAACCCTTCCAGCAGCCCCTGAGCTGCCCCAAGCAGTGCTGGAGGTACCAAGGGCTCAGTTACCTAGCTACAAGCCCCTTGTGGTGCCTCCTAGCGACCTTAGGCCCCCACCGGGTATTAAGGGTGAGAACCAGGATAAAGCTCCTGACAAAACCAAAAGCCTTCCACCAGAGGCACAGATAGTTGAGATCCCATTTACGGACATTGAAGTCCCAATGCCGACCACAACTATTATGACCACTGCAGCCACCACAGCGTTTATCAGTGTTGCTGCTACCTTGACTGCTACCTCTTTGTTCAAGTACATCGTCATGGTTCTTAAACCTGTATTCAAACAAACATGGAGCAAGATAACCAAGAAAAAAAGCCAATCATGCTCAAAAAATTAAAAGAGCATCACGAAGAGATTGAGTTTTTAGCAACCTTTGTTCGGCTTGGTGTCGTCGTTTGGAGTGGTTTTATTATCACTCTTAACTATGTCGACATTCCTATGATTAAAAAAGGTCAAAGCGGTGGCGACATCACCTTTGTTGCTAGTGTCTTTACAGGCGCTCTCGCTACGTTTGGGCTCAACACGTCTAACAACAGAAGCAACAAATCAAACGAACCCAAGAAAGACACATGAAAAAGCTACTACTCCTTCTCTTTCTAGCTAGCCCCGCTGCAGCTCAGCAAGTTACGCCCAACTTTACACAGGGCAGCATGCAATCCACTACTACTACCACTGTTGATATTGATCGTACTATCGAGACCAACATCTATGGTGGCGATTACAAATCATGGTCTGGAACCAACGTAACCCCCAGTGGGGATATTCTCGATTCTGCAACAACCTATTCAGTGACAACCGCAGGCGAACAGTTTCAACTGGAGACTGTCGACCGAGTAGCGGGCGTCGTGGAAAACATCGTAATCGACGAAGTTATCCAGCAACAATCTACCACTACCTCACTGTCTGTCTTCTCTCAGTAAGCCCCGCGTTTGCTGCTGAAGACCCTACAGTTCAGAACAGCTCAAACCCTGTAGCAGCAGCTACGGGTAATGTGACCAATCAAGCCGTTCAATTCCAAAACAACGGGGCACCGTCTCGCCAATACTTTGCTAACAATGTTAGCTGCAATGGTGCAACTATGCAACTTAGCCCGTTTTACATGGGCAATGACACTATTCCGTACGAAGATTCGGGATACGTGCGTAGTAACAACTTCGGTATGCAGATTAACTTCAGTGTACCCCTTGATGGCAGCATGATTGAGCTGTGTAAAAGCATAGCCAGAAAGCATGAACAGAAGCTTCGCTTGGATTACGAGCTAGTTCGTGCTCTTAAGTGCACTGAAATCATGAAAGCTGGGTTCCAGTTTAGACCTGGCAGCCGTGTTGAGGTGTTGTGTCACGATGTTGTACCTATCGTGTCCGTAAAATCTAAAAATGAGCAAGAAAAGAGCAAGTGAGGACTCATTCAACGAGCTTCACAACCTTATCACAGAGGAGTTCTTAGCGCGAATCAAGTCTGGCGAAGCAACCACACAAGATCTAAAAGCAGCTTGTGACTGGTTGTCCAAAAATGACATCACTGGTGTGGCCGTTGAGGGTTCTGCTCTCAGCGGCCTTGCTGATATTATGCCAACCATCAATTTTGATGAAGTACAAAAGGCAGTAAGACGCTAATGGCTCCTAAAAAGAAACCCTACAACCAGCTA